TCACCATCAATACCTTTTGCTTTGAGTTGTTCATCGATACGAGATTCCAACCCACTTTTATGCCCCTTCATCTTTTGGATGTGGGCCCAATTTCCTTTATTCATAACTTATACCTTTTTAAAACCCTTGTGCGTTCCAAACAAACTTACCATCGGGTCTTTTTTGTAACTTAATATTGTTTTCAGATTCAGGTAATAATGAACCTGTTAATGGAGTACCAAAAGGGCCATCCAAATCTAATCTTACTTTAACAGTAATATCAACATCATTTCTATTTTGAATAGCAGATGCTAATTTACCGATTGCAAGTAAATCTCCTTGTTTGTTATACAATCCAATTGTTGTAAAGTAAGGAGAGAAATCAGAACCAGTTATAAATGGTTTTAAGAACTGTTCTCTGATGTCATTATTTTTTCTTAATGATGGGTTTGTACTAATATTAAATTCACTAGCACCAACCTCACACATTAATGATGTTTCATATAATTTTTTTGTTGATTTCCACTTCGTTTTAAATCCTAATCTTTCAGAATCATAATCCCAATTACCGTTACCAACTAATACATTTTTGTATTTTGGACGAGGGTCTGAAACTATTATCATTCCATGATTGTAGAAAACTTCACCAACAATATCTTCTTGATATGCGGAACCTGTATTCCAGTCGTTAGATGATAATCCTTTAATTTGTGTTGATGTTAATCCTTTTCTATAGTATCTAAATTCATCCAACGAACCTGTTAGTGAGTTAAAAGATGTGATTTCTTTTCTATCTCGTTTTATTGCAAATCCATATCTTTCTAAATCTGATAAGTATTTTGAACCTAATAGAATATCATGTTCATTCCAAACATCTCCTTTTAATTTTATAGAAGATGAGGCCTCTTTTGTACCATCTACCCATAGTTCTAAAAGAGAACCTGTTTTGTTAAAACAAATGTGGTGTTGATTACCATCGTTGATTTGTGTGGATGATGTAACTTCTACATTTCGTAATCCATCAGATAGAGATGCTACTATTTTTCCACTAGCACTAAATGTGTTTTGATTATATATTTTTAACTCATATGGGAATATAGGTGAATCTATATTTCGTTGTCTACGTTTTGGAGTACCACCTAAATCAGTATATTCTTCATTAATAGTTCCGTTTTTGTTTATAATCCAATTGTAATCAGATGTAACATCAGATTGTGATATTGGAGCCTCTACCCACAAAGATAGTGAATAATCATTTCCTTTTACAGGTGAATATCTTTTTTTATCATCTATCTTAATATAAGAGTTTACACCATTTAATCCAACTTTAGTACCCGATTGAACTGATGCAGTACCAGATGTTTTAATTCCTCTTTGGTATGCTAACTCTCTACCAACTGCATGATTTTGATAACCACTTCTATCTTCTATCTTATTATCAAATGATGATGAACGTGGAACTACTTCATCGTTAAATCCCCAATATCCCATCAAATCACCAAACGGAACATAAGAACCTGTATTTAAATCAGTATCAATTAGGTATCCATGAAACTCATCAATCTTTCTATCAATAATATTAACGTATTCTACTAAATCAGCTTGTGATTTATCTTGAATTATAACTGTTCCTGGTTTTATACCATCACCCAATCTATTGTGAGGAATAGAGAATATGGATGCAGAAGTAAATAAATCTCTTTCATTGTTAGGTCTATGTTTAAAAAACATTTGGTTTAGACCTGACCATACAATTTTCTGTTCCTTCTTAGCTAAGTAAGTAGTAGAATTAGAAAGAGTATTATCTAATTGAGAATCATCAGCAACATTTTCACCATCAACTGATTGAGATAGTGGAACTTTTTCGTTATGTAATGGAGAGATTCCCTTTATAATGGATGTTTGGTATAAATCACTTCTATAATCTAAATCCGTTACCGTCCACCTTTTGTGAGCGTTAAACGGATAGAGCTGTAGTCCACCGCCATTTATTGGTTTTAGTGCTTCTGCCATTACAAATCATTGTCGTTCTTAAAAGTCTAATTTAACCTTAACTAACACCTCGTTAGAGAATGATTTAAGGATTGGTTTACTTAACTTAGCTACTGCCAACAATTCTTGTGAACTGTTGAATAATCCAACTGTTGTAATATATGCTTTAGGATTGTTAGTAAATGATGCTTGTTTGAATGCCCCATTTGAACCCGTTACATAAGATGGATTGTTAGAGAAATTATACTCACCATTCTTAGCTCTTACGAAGTAGAATGTTGATTGTACTTTTTCTTCATTTCTTGCTTGGAATCCTAAAGATGAGTTAATTACTGCAGCTCCACTAATAGAAGTAAATAGTTTAAATGCGTTATCACCATTTACGTTTGAACCAGTAACGGTGTTAAATGCTAACTTACTGTTTAGTGTATCAGCGTTAAGTATAATAACTCCTTGTTCTGGAAATACTGAACCATAATAAGTTTTTGGTGAATAAACACCTCTATTAATAGAACCAGATACTAAGTTATATACTCTACCAACTTGTCCAGCTGATTGTTCTGTATCTGCAGAATCATCTATAAGTGAGTGAACTATAGAACTCGTTACTGCGATGTTAGAACCAGTAGCAACGTGGTTTTGAGCGGATGAACTAAGTTCTGCTAAATTAATTTGGAAGTTACCAGGGTCTAATCTATCTTTCAATCTTGCTCTGTTAAGATTGATTGCGTAAATGTGTTGTGATGCAACACTATTAAAACTAAATACTCTCTGATTACCTGGAAGTAGGATTTGTTGGTACTGAGAATAAATTGCGTTTGATGGAGAATCTTCATTCTGTCCTAATGAACCACTACCTGCGTTGTGCCCGTAAGCTACAGAAAACTGACTCTCATTTAATGAGTTTGTAGAGATTCCATTAAAAATCTCATAATAATATTGTTTTTGTGTAGCTGATTGTGCTGATGAAGTATGGAATGCACTTAATGTACCTACGTTTCCACTCCATAGACCTCTAGTCACTCTTTCAACACCACCTTCAACAACATCTCCTACTTTGAATGCCGTATATACTCTTTTTGATGTATTAAACGAACCTGCTGGTAAAATTGCCATATCTTTATCCTTTTAAATTCTTAATTATAATGTCCCATCAATAGTATTACCTACTGTTATATCTGGGTTGTTAGTTACTGAAAGTGTAATTTCTTCTCTACCACCTGTTTCATTTCCTACTACAATTACTCTCGTAGAAATATCAACATTATCAGCCAATACTTTAGAAGTAATGGTGAATGTAGAGTTTGTACTAATTGTTACACTTCTCTTATCTTCGTTAGGCCCTACTGGGTCTGCATTATTAGCGATACCATTTCCATCACCAACTATACTTGCGGCATCTGAGTTGATTAATGTTACGGTATAACCTAAAGTTTCGTTACCACCATTCTTAGTAGTTACTGTTACAACCTGTTGGTTTCCACCTTCCTCTAATGTAATTGCCGTTGGATTCGGAATTATCTGAGGAATACGAATTGTATTTTTAGGTAATGTTAATAACTTATATTTCAAAGAGTAACTCTCATCAGTTACTGCTTCTACTACCGGCATATTTTCAATAATGATTCCGTAAAAATCAGAACCGAGTGGATGTGCCGCATTCCACAATTCGTAATCTACTTCATCATCTGCTAATGCAAATTGACTGATTACGAAAAAGTCTCTACCTTTTGCCAATAACTCTCTACCCTTCTTTGTTAGGATAGCATCTACCGTTATTGATGAATTATCTAAATATCCCATAATTTGTTACCTTTTTGTATTTTTGTTCTCTTATAAATATGATAAAAAATATTTTTAAGTTAATTCCTACGATTCAATGTCGAATTTAACTTTACACTAATAAATATAAGGTTTTAAATAAATATGAAATTTTATTTAAAAAAGTTAATTTCTACGTTTTCTTCTAAACAAAGGTACATCATTTAACTCAGGAGATGGTTTTCTTGCCTTTATAAAATCAATATCTTTGGGTTTCTTTTTATTTAAACCTTTTCTTATATTTACTAACCTATTTAATTTTCTGTAATCCTTTAGAGGTTTATTATCTTTTGGTACTTTAATAAGTATATCTTCTTTAGAGTTAGTATTAGCATTTCTATCAAAATCTGATTCTTCACTTTCTACTATATCTCTATGAGGTACTATCTTTCTACCTAACTGTTTTTCAAATCTTGCGATTTCTCTACGTTTAATTTGAACTTCAGTTTCACCTCTCACTTCAGGATTACGTTCTGTTTTTTCTTTTTGTTCTAAAAGTACATCACCTTCAAAAAAAGTTTGAACTTCAGATTTTCTCATTCTGTTAACTTTAAAGTTTTGTTCTTCAGTTTTTCTGGTACGTTCTTTTTTTAATCTATCTACTTTTCTTTTTTGTAAACGTTTTTTATCTAATTTAATTTTTTGTTTTTCTTTTCCTATTTCTTCTCTATCTTTAATTCGTTGTTCTTCTTTTAATCTTAATTCTGATTCACTTGGTTTTTTATTACCTTGTGTATTAGATTTACTAAACTCAGGATATTTTTCATCCATTAACAATCTGAATTCTTTACGTTTTTGAGCTATATCGTTATCAAACAATGTTCTTCTTTGTTGTTCATCTTTTACAGCTTCTTCTCTTGCTTCTTTTCTTTCTTTTTCTAACTCTCTACGTTTTTGTTCTTCTTGTTCTAAACGAATTCGTTCTTCCTCATCTTCTAATTCAGATGCTTTTACTACATCAACAGGTACTTCTTTATTTACTTCTTCTTCCTGTTTTGTAATTTTATCAATAAGTTCATCTTCAGATTTGGTATCACTATCATCAACTTTACCACTACCACCTACGTTGGCAGGTGTATCTACTTCTTTATCTATAGTTTTAATAATATCTTCAATCTCATCTTCATCTGATTTTGGTTTCTCAGGTGTAAGAGGTTTATCATTATCTTTTAAAGAATCTTTTAATAAATCTTTAGTTACTTCAGAAATATCATCTACTACTACATCATCTCCTTTTGTGGGTTTAGGTGGAATAACCTCATTAACCTTTACATCATCAACAAAATCATCTTTTGGTAATTCATCACTACCTCTCGTTGATACTGTAGGTTTTGTAGGGGCGTTCTTAGATACACCAGTCTCACCCTGTCCTTTACCTGATGGTTTTGGTGATGTTTCACCAATCGCAGGTTTAGGATTACTCTTAGGTTTTGGTGGAGGCGGTGGTGGTGTAGGTGAAACCTCTGGTGGATTCACTACAGTTTCTTCCGTTTTAGGTGGAGCAGGATTACGTGGTGGTACAGGTGGTTGTGGTCTAGTTCTACCTCTACCTCTACCTCTTGGAGTTTCTTCTCTACCTCTACTTGGTTTTTCTGTTTTTGACATTATCTACCTCTCCTTTTTTGTGGTGGTAATTTAAATCCATCTAAATCTTCACCCTTAACTTCTTCTTTTTCCGTCTCTCTTTCTTTTTCAACTTCTTTTTGTTTTAATTCTTTTTCAACTACCTCAGCATTATTTACAATATCAAACTCATCTTGTCTTGCCGATTCTCTGTTACTTATATCTTCAGAGTTTTGTAATCTTAAATCAAATTCATTTCTTCTAGCCGTTTCTATAGAAGTTAATCTTTGTATTTCTCTACGGAACTGTTTAACTTCTTCTTTATATTCTAATTCTCTTTGATACCTTATTTCTTCAGAGATTTTTAAATCATCAATATTTACAGTAGCAATACCTGTTTGAGTATCTACATCTAAATTACCTTCTTCTGCGGTTTGAGATGTATTAATAAGTACATTCGGGTCTGCTTGAAATATTTCAATAACAGGTTTACCATCAGGTGTATCTGGTGAATTAGTAGTTAAAGAATCAGATGTCATCTTACAACCTAAGTATCTTAAATTATCTATTGCCAATGGTAACTCATCAGTTGATACTCTCGCTGGTGAGAATGAGGATGAGTAAGATAATCCCAATGAAGCAGATAATGATGAACTGTAGAAATAATTTATACTTCTCGCATACTTTGCTGGTCGTTTATCAGTTATAGTTGTACCTAATGGATTGTAATTCCAACTACCATTCGAACCTGTAATCCAACCAACCCCAAATCCTACATTACCTGATTGAGATGGAATCAATATATCAAATTTATATCTTGAAGCCTGATATGGTAATTTTGCAGTAATCAAACCTTTGTTTTCTAAATCTTCTTTGGTTACTACAATTGATTGTGTTATTTGTGGTAAAGTTGCGTTATATAAATAATACAATCCAGTAACATCTTTTGGTGTTTCAAACACATTTAGTAATTGTGTATATTGTAACGTTTCCGCAGAAGCACTTCTAAATTGTTCATCAATAACAATACTACTATTGTACGTTGGGTATTCCGCCGTTTGATTAAACGATTCTGTTAAATCTAACTTTGTATCATATGTTGGGTATTCTGCCGTTTGAGAGAATGATTCTGTTAAAACTAATTTAGTATCATATGTTGGATACTCACCTTCTAATTGTTGTGATGCAGTTAAATCTAACTTCGTATTATACGTTAAATATGCGGCTTCAAAACTTCCAGTCAACATAGGAATAGTTGGACTTGAAAAGTTATCATACGTTGGATACGTCATAAGTACATTCGGTGATGCAGTACCACTAATTGTTGTATTATAAGTTGGATACTCCATACTAATGTTAGGAGCAGCACCACCACTTATTTCAGTTTCATATGTTGGGTATTCCCAATCTTGTACTTTTGGTCTTGCACTCATTGTAGTTTCCAATGGAGTAATAAACATCTGTGGGTCTTTATCTATTGGCTCAATTGTAACCTGATACATAGGTTCTGTTTTAGTAACCTTAACTTTAGATTTGGCCTTTGGTCTTTCTAAGATATGTGGTTCAATTAAAATACCTGAGTTGTAATCAACCCTAGCAGGAACAGTTTGTCTAATCTGTTCAAATACAGAGAAATCATATCTTGCAAGAATATCAATAACAGTATTTATTAAATTTTTAGAACTGTACTTTTTGAATACTTGTCGTCTTAAATAATCTAATTGTTCGTTTTGTTCTGTAAACCCTTCTCTCTGGTCTGGGTCTCCAATGTAATCATCTATATCGAAGTATCCTGTATGGTTGTATATATCTTCATTAAACATTTTTGTTGCAGATAGATAAACACCCAATTGATTAGAATCGTTTGGAGCAGTATCAAACTTAGATTTTTCTTTTCTTTGGTCAACATCTAACATTCCTCTTAACCTATTAGGTTCTACCCTAATTTTATTATTCATAATGTTGTTAGCTCCCGCAGATGGTACTTTTGTATAGTACTCATCAGTTACACCTCTTAAATCATCTGATTCAAAGTTATATAATGAGGCTGATAATATCCCACCACTTAATACGGTTGATATTCTTTGGTTAGGATGTTGTGATGGTTGTGAATCTGTTGATTGTACATTCTTTAATCTTGAATCAGGTAAGAATCTAAACTTCAAATCAAAATAAGATGATGTTTCAGCATTACCATGATAAGATTCTCTTGATAAAGTATGTTCATCAATAACAATATCTTTTAATGGATTTGCCCAATATCTTAATTCTTGTATTGAACCACTTAGATATTGTGCATTTGCCCATAGAGATGGTGTGTTTGTTGTTGGTAAAGTTTTACCAATACTTAATGTACCACTACCAGTCCACGCGGCATTGTATGATGATTCCGTAGAACCTGTAATGAATATACTTGCAGAATGTGAAACTGATATTTCATCTTTTCTGTGTCTACGGTACATCAATCGGTACTCATTATCTTGTGTAATATCATCTACAGATGTTTGTCGTTGAACTATTAACGTACCCATCTGTTTATCAAACACATTTATATTACTAATAGATGCTGATTTATAACCACTACTACCACTTAAATAAAAGTGAATGTTACCTTTTTTATTTGTTTGTGCAGTTGATATAGATTCATATATTACCGCAAAGTTACTATCTTTATTTAAGATAGCGGTATCTCTATTGTGGTCTTGTTGAACTTGTAATTCAATAGTATCAATAGGATTTGGGTCTCTATTCAAATAAGTTATTGGGTCTATATCATTCACCTTATCAAAAGGAACTTGCATATAGTTATCACCATCAAATCTTAAATGGTACACAAATCTTTCATGTTCCCAAATATGTCTTTCTTCTTCTATCGCAGGCCCACCATATTCTCTGATTGATAAGAATGTTTGAGGAATACCATATGTAGAAATTAATGCTTTAACTGCTCTCGCTGAACCTTTTGTTTTTAGAAGGTATGGGATATTGTTTACAATTCTTCTCCATACTTCATGTGTGTATTGTTCAAATGGTTTAGATGCTAATGAACCAGATTGTAAAGTATTACCAAATTTATCTGTACCTAAAGCATAATTCCATAATTCAGCTCTATCTTGTCCATGTGATAGTTTCCAACCTAATGATTTTGCAACATCATAAAGAAGTTCGTTTGGCATACCATCAAATGGATGTTCTTCTCTAGTATGTATAGAGGTTAGTTTCTTAATGTAAGACCATGTAATATCAAAGTGATGTCCAATCATATCAACGAACAGTAAGTAATCTGAGTTCAACGGGTCCTCAGCTATAGATGCTGGTAATGATTTTGTTAATCTAGCATCGTTTACAGAATCGAAATAACTTGCCGATTCAATTAATCCGTTATAATAATTTATACTATCAGATGAGGTTACTGATATAAGTTGAACTGGCTGAGAACTTACCTTAGGCCAAGGTTTAAACGTAAACGCAGATGAACTATAATGTGTATATAATGATGAAGATGGTTCGTTATACATCCAACGTTCCCATCCATCCATACCACTAACAACATTATTCTTTCTCGTAATAGATTGAGATATGTTTGTTAAGGCTTCAGAACCACTTACCGATTGTAATGTTTTAATTCTACTATCAAAACTTTCAATTAATTCAACTTTGTATTTAAAGTTATTTACTCTTTCAACAGCAGATGAGTAATGTACAAACTCAGAGAAGTCTGAATAGTTCACATTTATATTATCTGTAAAAGATGAGCTAATGTACTTATCTACAATTTGTTGTGATGTGGTTAAGTTAGCATCTAATAAATCATTCCAACTTTTTAAATCAGTTCCTACAGATTTTCCGTAAGTACCCATATCAATTTTAAAGTTAGGTTCTGAGAAGTTTTCTTTTACTTTTACTTTAGTAAATGGATATACTAATAATTTTTCAACATAAGAATTTCTTACTAACCTATCAATACTGGCAGGTTTTGTTTGTAAATCACCCCTTAATGGTTTGTATAATTTTACAGTAATTGTTTTAAAATTACTTTCATCTTTGAATAAAGGATTATAATATTGTACTTCACTAAAAGTAGGTTTACCATTTAGTAATCTAAAATAATCTATACCTGGTCGTAAGATAAACCCAAGTGTATCATCATCGTTATCATATATGTAATAAACTGGTTCACCTGTAACATCTCTATCTATTTGATATTCTAATATATCATTTTCATTGAATCCTAAACTAAACTTAGCACCTCTACCAGTCGTTCTGTATCTTGGGTTTACTGTAATACTTTGACCTAACAATAATCTACTACCTAACTTATCTTTAAATGTTGATGTACCAGTCGTAGGCATTGTTGATTGGGCCAATTGATTAGATTGTCCACTTTGAACAGATGTACTAATACTTTGGCCTCTTGTTGGTGTTGGAGCTAATCCTAAATCCCTACCACTAACAATAACATTTTCACCTGTAGTTGTTCTTGTTGTTACCGTTGTTTCAGGTATTGGTCTTGAATTTGGATTTAATAACTCAGCATTCTTTGGGTCTGTTAACCCTTGAAAATTAAATGTATATGGTACTTCCGTTCTCGTTTCAGATGGAGCTTGAACTTGTAATGGGTTTGTAGTTGGGTCTGGTGCAGGAGCAGAAACCATTACAGGTGATTCACCTGTACTTTGTGGTTTTGGAACTTCATTTTCTAATACAATATTTGATGGTGTTGTATTGGTTTCTGGTACAGCATCTTCGACATCTGCCATTATTGTAGCACCCGCTGGTATCGAATCTACTACTTCTTCATCAATAAATACTTCTGCCCAATAACCTTCTTGATTTGATATAGGATAAAATCTTGTTCTTTTATTTTGGAATGTTGATGTAGGAAATGGTATCGTATCATTTATAAAACCAACTCTTTCATTTAAAGTAAAATCTATATTTGTAATTGCGGCTAAATTATTATCACCAAAATTTAAAACATATTGAGCATTTGAACCAGCATTAATATCATCAAATATCTCTAACAATCCTTCTTTAGAATCTACTATTCCTTTTTCTACATCAATAATCAACTGAAGTTCTGTACCATCAGCTGAAATATTTTCTAATTTTAATTTATCTGTTTTCTGAGTTAAAAAGTTATAAACAACCGAAAAACTACCTTTGGATATATTTGATTTTCTTACATCATCTTCAGGTTTTAAAACAATATCGTAATCATATAGATTATCCGCATCATTATTTATTTCATATTTGATTTCAGTAAAATTAGAACCTAATAAATTTTCACCTGAATAAATGTGAAACTCTTGTTTAGATTTTCTTTCAAAATCTTTATTTTCAACTCCTTTGATTTCGGCTTCAGTTAGGGCAATAGGTTCTTCCGTTATACGTTCTAAATCAGTTGAAGCGTATAAATCTGGCTCATCTATCGGTGATTTCGATAGAAGTATATTTGTTCCGTTATCGTATATATCCATAGCCATTATTGTATCCTACCACTTCCAGTTCGAATCATAGCTCTTGCCGTATGACCTAACACTCTTAATAAATCTTTTTCTTCTCTACCACTAGCACGTTTTTTAATACACGATTTCCAAACAGTAACTTTACGACTTCTGTTATCTCTGTTCTTTCTTTTTTCAGAACCTGAAACTCTACCACCACCAAAAGTAGATGAACCATCTCCCAATTCCCAAGCTTGTTCTAAATCACGTCTACCACCATTTGCATTGGTTTGTATTAACATATTTTTTTGAGTAAGTAAATTATAGTTATCTAACAATTCATCATATGTAACATTAACATCAGCTGATGTAGCTCTGGTGTTTGTATTAACACTTGCAAATATATTACCAGCTAAATATCCAGTACCACCTTGTATTAAATCATCCGCAGTTTGAGTAAGTACATCTAATAATTTAGATTCATCATCACCTGAACTTCTATTTTGGATTTTTTGAGTCCATTTTGTTTTCGGTTCTTTTCGTTGATACCCAGCCGCAATATTGGCTTGAGTAAGTGTATCTTGTGCCGCTTCCCATAAATCATCTACCAACTTATCACCACCCCGCATACGAGGGTCACCACCATAAAGTACTTCTAAGTTACCATCCATCATTTGATAATCTATTTCTGCCGTAGTGTTTGGTGGTAGTGGTGGCCCACCTGGTTCACCTGGTAATGGAGCTATATATGTTTCATAGAAACTACCATTCCATTTGTAAGTTTGTCCAAGTACTGTGTATGGTACGGCGGTATTGTTAGTATCTTCTACCCATTCAGTACCAGTCCATCTATATAGTTCAGCACCTTGTCCAATCTTACCACCTTGTGATGTTAACCATCTTTTCTCTCCTGTAGTTGTACCTGGTGCATAGAATGGAGAAAATGCGACATCTTCTTCTATTTCAATTTTCCAAAGTTTTTCATTTAATTCACTTGCTGGAATTACAAACTTTCTAAATGATTCTCCGTTCCATGCGTTTGCACTTTCTGGTACTGGATTTATCATTTTTACTTCACCACCTTTAAACTTTAATCTAAATTTGTAAAGAACACCATCTCCATCACCCGGATTCTTATATACCCCAACATCTAAGTTAGAATCAACAGTTGTAAATGTTTCTCTTATAGGTTTATCTTTTTGTCTATTGAATTCTATCGGAGTAGAATCTGGTCCTGTAACTGTGATTTTTTTAAATCTATTTGAATCTGTTTTGTTAACAAACTTAACATATAATGTTGAATCTGCTGCCAAACCTAATATTTTTTCTTTAGTTAACTCACCCGCATATTTGTTTGTTTCTAAATATGCAACTGAGGTTCTTGAATATGATACATCGTTATATACTGAATACTGATTACACCCTCTATCAATTTCATATTTTATTTTATTATCAGAATCATTCGGGTCTGGTTTTTGTAATGCATATTGGTCGGCATAATCGTACTCATCATTCATACGGAATCCCATTGGTTTACCCAACCTTTCAGCCATAATATGCCATAGGTATCCATGTCCTTCTGCAAATGTGTAAAACTTATTATCTTCTATATAAAATATGGCGGATGGTCCTGAACCTACTCTTACTAGCTCCCCATTAAAGTTTAATGGTTCTTCTACTAATGTTCCTTCAATATCTTCTTCAGGTAGAAATACTTCATTTAATTTTTTTGTTTCAATATTAAACTCATTTATAGTTTTTGTAAATTGTTCAATATCATTATCAAGTACTCTATTAAACTCTATTTTATTTAACGTAGTATTGATTGCAGGAATACGAACTCTACCATATTGGGATGGTGAACCTGCAGGAGCAACTTTAGGAAGTGTATAAGAAATTATCTGACTGGCAGTATTTCTTCTTACTTCTCTAAAATCTATTTCTTTATCTAATTTTTTTTCTGCCATTATCTAACCACTTTAAATACGTTTCCATCGAAGTATTGTTTGTTTCCACCTCTATCAACTCTGAACTCAAATTGGTAAAATCTTTCAGGTTGTAAAGTATTGAACCAAAAATCAAAATAGTTTCCAGTCGAATCACAACTTACTTTAGTATAAGTTGTATCATACGGTATCAATACTAAATTAGTTTCAACATCTCTTACTTGATAATAAGTATTCTGTGGGAGATATTTAATTGTAGTAAATGGATTAGAATCCGCAAAACTTCTTTGTGGGTATCTTTCTCTACCTACGATTCTGATTCTGGCTCTTGAACTTTCTTTGTATTCTGATAATAATGTTTTTGGATATATCATTATATCATCTGCTGTTAACGCAGATAATGAACCTGTTACAAATGATGAATCATCCCACTTAACTTCTAATGTAGGAACATATATTGTATGTGTTTCGTTAGAGAAAAATTGAGATGAACCGTATCTAACAGAACCACTCTCTTGTGTGAGAGGTCGTTTGATTATAAATCCATTGTTAGGTCTTGAACCACTTATCCAATCGTTTACATAATCAGTTACATCTACATTTAAATCCGATGTATATTTAGTAAACGTTTGAGATACTTTTGTATTACTCAAAGATGATGTGTACCAAGTACCACCACCTTCATTTTTAAAGAATGAAGCTTCAGTTGATTGTACTATAGGAAGTGAACCTGAATATACTATTTTAAAATTATCAATCGAACCAGTCGCCCCAGTCGAACCACTTGCAAAATATGTATATGCGAATCTATAATCACCTGATTGAGGTGGTGTAAATACTAATGATTGAGTTAAAGATGATGTGTACTCACTTTGTAATCCAGTTACTTGAGTAGAGTTCATTTTTAAATCATTAGGATTATATAAGTTAAATCCAAAAGATGGAAATGTTCCTAAGTTTAATTCAGATGTAACGGTGTATTGTAGATTCTTATCTAAATACTTTGAGTATTCAGCATCAGCTCCACCAATATTATCTGCTTGTAATGTTAGTTTAGAATTCTTTACACCTTGAAATGGTATTTCACCATTTGAATTTTTAATAACATTTCTTTGAACAAACTTACCTTCATTAACTGAGAATGTTTCCCATATCAAAGTGTTACCTGCTTTTTCTGTAACAAACACTTCATCAAACTTACCAGTAGTTGATGATGTAGAACCATCGTTATCAAAGAATGTAAATCTTAATTTATGTTCACCTGTAGAGGTTGTTGTTAAATCAAATGATTGAGTAGATGCTGTTGTAATAGAACCTACCATATTATCGTAAGATTCCTCACCTTGTATTGTACCATCAGGAGTTTCTATTCTAAATTGTACATCTGTAAAATCATTTGGGTCTACTTGGAACTGTACTCCATACGTTCTACTTGTTTCTAAGAACAATGGAAATACTAATGTTGTTCCTGAAAAGTTAGATGCTGAAATAATTAATTGTTCATTTTGAACAAACATAAATGGTGAGTTACCTGCAATATCATTAATAGATTCTGTTAAAAACACCGAACCTGTACCTGATGTAAACTGTTGTGCTAATAAGATACCTTCGGTTGGTACATTTGATTGAGTCAATCCATTAAATATACTTGCTGAATTAACGTTCCAAGTATTTACACCATCGAACTTAGTCCAACTACATCCAGTCGTTGTTATAGGTGTGTTTATATATTTACCTGAACCTTCTGCCCAACTTTGAGATACTGGAAATACATCTAATGAGTATTCTGTTTGTACTTCACTTTCTTGTACTGAAGTTAAGTTAAGTTGGTATTTAATATTATTACCAATATCACCACTTGCTACTGATTCAGATACTTCAGTTAAATCAAACTGAGAAAGTATTCTACTGTTACCAATCCATATCTCATTTGTATCCTCATCATAAAATTTAGTAACTTCGAGGATTTCATCCTTACCGACGTTCTGGTCTTTACGAAGATTTTGTTCGTATAATGTAGTATCTTTTTGTCCGTATATTCTATAAATCATATTATCTCCTTAGAAAGATTGTGTTACAACCTTACCCCTTATATCTACATTAGGATACTTAACTTCAAATATGGAAGGGTCTTTAGGTGGATATATAATACCCAATCTACTAGCCTTTTTAATATCATATTTGTTTGGTGAATAAGTTCCATCAAACTTATTTTTAATTTGTAAACCACCCTCACCATCAGAATTAGGTCTTGGTACAGTTTGTACTCCATCTACTTTATCTAATAAAACATAAATTTGTGATAAGTTTATTGGTTGATTTACTTTCCAATTATCTATATTAAAATAATCTTTTAAAGCCGCAACACATTTTAGAAGAACTTCGTTGGAATTGTAATCAGGTAAAACTACAATATCAAAGTTAATAGCAATGTTTACGATGTATGCATCTTTAATATTAACAGCATCAGTTAAGATTCTGTAATATGAAAGGTAATTTTTTAAATTGTTTTTAGTAGCAGGATTTAATTGAGTTACTTTCTTATTTTTATCATACCCTAAAGTATATAAATTAAGTGCCAATGGATTTGGTTTTTCTGTAACTGCTGTACCAACTTCTGGTTTATCTTGATTCAATTGAGTTTCTATTTGATAATCTTGTACTAAGTATGCTTTTGCCACAGAACCAAATTGTGATGGAAGTGCATAACATCTCATAATGTAATCTTCTCTACTAACTGTTCTGTTTTGAGCCGCAAAATAAGCCATCGCATTGTTACGAATCTCATCTTCAGATTCTTTACTTCTACCACCAACTGCTGGTTCAGGATTAGTAACTGCCAATGAGTTTTGAATAAATCTTAAAGTATTCTGATTTAGATTTATAGTGTTATCATTTTCAAATATTCTACTAACAATAGATGTTAAATCTTTGGCAGGTACATTATCTTCAACACCATTACCAACTAAATACTTAACGGTTAGTGTTGTGTTAGATGGTGCAACACCATATGTTTTAGTATATAAAAAGTTTGATGGGTCTATTGTTTGGTCAATATCACTTGTATTCTGATATAGAGCAGAACCCACATTATCAGGATTAGGAATAATTTCTTCATCAGCATTCGCAGATATACCAGCTCCAAACTGTACTACTAATTCTGTTTCTGATTCGAATCTAGTTATAAATCGTTTAGGTACTCTTTTTAATTCTAATAAGAATGGTGTATCACCACTATAAGGTTGATACTTTGTAGAGTTATCTTCGTTATTTTCTATTTGTTCAAATACAGTATCTTGTGCTAAGAATGGAACTTCAGTCCACAAATCATCATCTGAATCTTTTATTGATTTTATTTTAACAATTTGGTCATCTGTTATTTTTATTTTATCATAAATTTTTGGAGAATCAAATGTAAATGTTTGTTCTCTTTCTGAACCACTTGAAGCTTTAATTTGTTTCTTTAAAAGATAGTAAATTGGCTCATTATTATTTTCATTAATTTGATATACTGAAACTTCAGTTGGATTAAATGAAGATGATACAGAAAAATCTAAATCAAATTGTGTTCTGAATTCTACTTTGGAATTTGAATCTGAACCTACCACCATACCACTAGATACTTTTAATGCGTAATCGTAATCAGGTCGTACATCATCACCACTACCTTTAGCTGGTACTAACTGAAACACATCTAATGTTACAGATGCTGGACAAACATTTTTTGGTTTGTAACCATATACTGATGCTAAGTTGAAAAGGTTTGATTTTTCTTCTGCGTTAGTTAGTAGAGATTCTCTTAATTGAGTATCTGTATAAAAGGATAATACATCACCTACATAAGATGCCATTTCAATAAACATCATACCTGGTGATGATTCGTTAAAATCATTAAAGGTGTTTGGGAAATAAGTTTTAGAAAAATCAATTAAGTTTTTTCTTAACTCTCCAAAATCCTTTCCAATGAGTTTAACATCCTTTTGGACTAAATCTGTTTTGTTTGCCTTTGCCATACGTTCCTATTCTATCGTTGCAGTTCCTGCGGAATCTACATATAATATTATTTGTTCATTAGCACCTTGTTCTGTAACTCTAAAGTTTAAACTGATACCAACGAAGTTTCTATCCTCATCAGGTGAAACATTTACCTCATCAATAATTATGTAAGGTAACCAGAAATTGACATCATCTAATATACCCTTTTCTAATTTTTGTTTTAAATCAACTGTAATAGGTTCAAATAAAAGTGCATAAATCTGAGAACCGAACTCTGGTTGAAACAATCGTTCACCCTTTCTAGTCAATAATAAATTTTTTAAATTAGATATTGCCTGTTCTTCAGTTGTAAAACTTTGAGCAAATAATCCATTAGGTTTACCAAATGGTAATTTTATCCCAACGGCAATATCCTTTTCAAAATCTATCGGATTATAGAAATATTCTTTTCTCTGTTTAGCCATTTAACTATCTTCCCTTTTTCTTATCAATCGCTTTCATCAATTGAGAATAATCTTTTGTTATAGCACCCATCACATTAGCAACTTCAGGATTAGATGTATCAACAGGTCTACCATCAATATCTTCGGTTGTTCCACCACCCATAAAGTTTTGAGCTTGATTAGATGTAAATGGTTTTCCATCCATAGTTCTCCACTCACCACTTTGATGTGTTTCATTTAGTAACTGATTTAATACTCTATCGTTTGTAAACTTTTTTGGTTTAGATACTTTTTTATTTTCTTCTATTGCTAAAATAGCTTTCATATCAATATCCAATGGGTCATTAACCCTTTTAGATTTTGATTTTGTTTCTTTTATAATCGGTTTTTGAGATTTCTTAACCTCAGATAAGATAGGTTTTAGTTCTTCTCTAACTACCTTTCTTACGATTACTTCTAATAATTGTGCTAAATCTTTTGCCTTCATAATGATATACTTTATATATAAATATTAAAATGTTTATTTTTATACTAACCCAAGCCAAGGAATTGGTAACGCTGGTATTGGTATTGGTGAAACTGGTGTTCCACCTGTCATTGCCATTGTATGAGTTCCCCCTACTGTTGTTAGATGAGTTGTAAATGCTTTCGCTAATTTTGTTGCCATTGGAATACCATATGGTACTGGTGATGGTGGATGTGTAAATGCTGTTAATAAATCACTTTGTAATGCTGGTATAACTCCACCATTTAGAACAACATTTTTTATTGGTAAAGTTACACCTGGTATTCCAGTAGCGGCTGCCAAATGTAGTGGGTCTGGTACGATTGCTTTAAACTGAGTTGCTAACCAAAACTTAGATACCTCAGCGGCCCATTGAGAAAAATGAAATAATTTAGGTTTACCACCTGAATCCTTAATATTAGATAAACATCTTGCAATTGCTATTTCCATTGGAAGTGTATCTGGTAATACGGATATTCCATTTACTCCAGCTGGTGGAATTGTCATAGTGGTCTTAACTGCCGTTTTGTATTCTTTTGCTAACTTTTCTGCAGTTTGTCTTTCAGTTTTACCTTCCGTTGGTGAATCCAAAAATCTACCTACAACCGTTATGTATTTGGGCCATAATGCTGCCATAACTTATTCCTATTGAGCCATTGATTTTATATCACTAAGTATCTTTGCAACTTTACCAGCATTAGTTGCAGGGCCCGTTGGTCCAACACCTGTAGCGTATGTTGCTTTGGCTGATGTTAAATCTGCCAACTCACTTGCTAACTTTTCTATCAAAGTAAACATCTTATCCATATCAACTGCCCACTTCGGAGTGGCAATATTAACTGATTTCTTACCTGATAGAATTACATAATCTTCTTTTGAATTTAATAATATTCTATCGGATGTTATTACTATGGTTGGGTCACTAAATGCAGATTGTGATTTTACACCCGCACCTAAATTGGTTTGAGATGTTTTGATTGAAATCTTTTGTGATGATGTTAAATAGATTGATGAAAGGTCATCATCAATATCTTCTATAATAAATTTATTGTAAGAACCCCCACGATTTCTACCATTAGATAATATTGTTATTGGGTCGTTATCAGTTGAGGAACTCCAAGTTGGTTGTTTAGTTGTTTCAGCACCCGATGGTGTGTATCCGAATCTTAATGAGTGGCCAAATCTACCTTCTATTAATAAATCACCAATGAATGGTTGTAATGAAGCCACATCATCTCTTACTGAAAATCCTTTTCCGTAATCGTGTTTTGTATTACCACCAGAAGTATTAGTAGTACCTGCAGATGCAGTAGCGTAATCTCCACCAGTTCCAGTTGCTTTTTTAGGAACAGAACCACCCGGTAGTGCGTTATTGTGAACATTCTTTTGTACTGATATTGATGGTATGTAATATAGTTTAGGGTCACTACTACCACCAGAAGCTTCTGGACCTAAACCTGTAAACACTAATACTGATTCACCTATTAGTGGAATCCGTTTAACATTCGTATCAATGGGGTAACACGTTTCAGTACGTCCACCTGCTTCTTGAGTATAAACTTGAATACTATATAGTTCGTTAACATCATCATCTTTTAAATTTAGACTGCTAACAATACCGATTCTAAATCGACTCATTATTCATCTCCTTCAATCTTATCAAGTGCTTCTATTTCTTTATCTATCTTTTCAGCGTTTTCCATTAACTGTTTCTTTTCATCATCAGTTAGTCCAAAACCACCATCTTCACCTGAGTTAGCATCTTTCATCATTCTTTGTATGATTGCCGCTAACTTAACAATCTGGTCATCGTTTTTTACAGCAACTTCCATATACTCTTTTATTAAAGGAACTATTACAGTAGCATCTTGTAAGTTCTTTACCAATGGTTCTAATTGTGCAATAAGAAGTTTTAGTTGTCTATCCTTCTTTTTAGAGTTGTGGTAAACATCTGACATAATATCAGAGAATGTTTTTCCTTTAAATAATTCAGTATCCTTATCCATTACCGTCCCTTAATTTATAATTTATAGAAAGGTATCCACTTTTATTATACTCAGTATATAGTTCCACATAAATACCTTTTAGTTTACCAACTACTTTAGTTATGTATTGAGTGTGTACACCTGTTCTTTCTCTAATAAGTATGTAGAGTGCCTTCTTATTGTAAGAATATAAATCTAATCTGTTCTTAAATAATTCGTTTATTGAATCAGCGATAGCTCTATCCCTATCTTTTAAAAACAATTCATATAAATGATAATCTATATATTTTGTGTAATGGTCTATAAAATCAGATTTAGCTTCTTTATTACTTTGGTCTACAATCTCATTTACGATATTACGAGATGTATCAATAGCTGATACTTTCTCTTTTGATTTCATCCTAGCATAGTTTGCATTATTCTCATTGAATAAATAGTTTCTTGCAACTACTGTAAAGTAAGAGAAGGCTCTACCATTTTCACCATTGAACTTATGAATCTTTTCATTCAGAAACGCAACTACACTTGCCTTTACATCTTCATATGGTACATCAAAGTAATATGTTTTGTATGTGTGAATTACATTTTCCGATAACTTATCAAACGGATAATGAATGAATCTGTTATAGATTTTGTTCTTTAGTTTAATATCATCACAATTGTTATAAGCGTTTATAGCAATCTCTGTGATTTTAGTAAAATATCTTTTACTTCTCTTTCTTCTTTTTCTAGGCATTAGGGTTTATTTCATTGTTTAACTTATCTAATGCAGATTGTATTTCTTCAAACACAAATCCGCTCTCGTCATCTGATTCAAATGAACCCAGTCTATCTACTTCTCTCATTCGAGCTAATGCTCTATCAACAGAGGTCGCTACTGATTCTATTACTTTATCAGATTCTTCTATACCATCTTCTAATTTTTCTACCTTACGAAGTAAATTCCATACTATATAAAGTAAGATAAAAATAATTACTAATGATAAAATTAATTGTGTATATTCCATATTAGTTCTCTACATCACCAAAGATAGATTTGAAATCTAATTTCTCTGGCATTTTTACGTTTTCTAATTTAGCTTTTTTTGTAGGTCTACCACCTACATTTTTAGTTTGAACTTTTTTATCAGAGTTAATAACTCTATCTCTTTCAAAGTTAGCGGCACATAAATCGGCCTGATGCATTACGAAAGGTAACTGAGTTTTAATTACATTATCTTTGTTGTAAGTAATATAATACTCTTTATTGTTTTCATCATACAAACCATCGGTTAATTTAATTCCGATATATTCTTCTTCAGTAAGTTTGATACCATAGTGATTTAACAACCACATAGTTCTATCGTTAAGATTCATCCAATGCATTTTGGAACTTGTCTTATAAATCTTTCCTTGATTCTCAATATGCCATTGTGAATCATTTGGGATGTACCAATTCTCTTCGTGATTACCTACCTTACCCAAATCATGATGAAGTGCTGTAAAGATTAGAGTATCTTTTTCAAACCCTAAAGGCATCCCTAACTCTTTATACAAATCATAAATCTTAACGGCATTATATGTAACCCTAAGAATGTGGTCAATGTATCCACCTGCGAATGCATTGTGGAAATGTTCTGTAGATGATGCTGGAGTTAGAATAATTCTATCTTCCAATTCATCATACATCTTATTTAATTTTTCTAATCTCTCACCTTCAAAAGTTTGATTGATTAATTTTCTGAACTTCTCATAGTTCTCTTTGATTTTATTTTCATCTAAAATGTGTACCATAATTTATTTTTTATTTGTTAACTAATTGATTATCAATGTGTTGTGATGATAGTGATAGTGTAACTGATTGAGTATCAGACACTTACACCTCATCTAATATAGATAAGAACTCACTCTCTCTATAAATGTTATACGTTTTACCACCATTCTTATGTTTGAATCCAGTTCCATCTAATAGAACTATATCCCCAACCTTAGTGCTCATTGGTATTGATACACCACTTTGAGTGTATAATCCTTCACCAACTGCAACTACTTTACCCATCATTGTGGTATCTGAACCTGATGGTTTGTATAAACCACCTTTTGTTTTTTCATCGTGTCTTTTGAGTATCTCTACTACTACTCTATCCCCTAAAGGTCTATAATTGTATTCCATAACTTATATAATTTTATCTATGATTCCTAATTCTAATGCTTCTTGTGCCGATAAGAAATAATCGGTTCTTTGATTTTCTTTCCAAAACTCTTTATCTTTTTTTGTAACTTCCGCCATAAGTGTATTACAATCATCTTCTAATTGTTCTGCAAACTTAGCGTTAGATTTTACATCTTCTAACTTACCAAAATTCATTGTTGATAATTGGTGAACCATAACCTTAGAATGTTTTGATGCTGCTCTAAGACCAGTTCCACAAGATAGTAATAATGCCGCGGCACTCATCGCAGAACCTCTACATACAATGTTTGTACTGATTCCTTCGTTATCCTTTAAAGTTCTAATGTAATCTATCAGTGCCAATGTTTCTACTACATCACCACCTGGTGAGTTTAATAAGATAGTTACAGATTTTAAATCTTTATTTATTTTTCTAAGTAACCTAACTTTTGAGATTGTATCAAATACCATTCCTTGTGATATTTCATCTTGTACTAAAATAATGTTTGATTCAATATCTATTCCGTAATCAAACTCCCTAAACTCCTGAAAGTATTTTTCTCTTTCAGATGGTTTTTTAACATCGTAGTTTGGTTGTATATCACCACCACTAGTCGATGTTCTTCCTTCATTATATAAATCGCTCATACGCTTTGTAACTATTTTTATGTTAAACTTATGTAAATATACAAAATAAATTTAACAATACCAAATCTTTTAATAAGTTTTTATATCATCCTCATCTTTAGATTGAGTGTTCTGATTTACAGCAACTCCATCTGAATATGGTTTTGATAATCTATTGTATATCGGTTTTGGGTTTTCTTTTTTCTTTTCTACTTTTTTGGTAGCTAATATTTCTTCATTCTTTTTAATTGCTTCTTCGGTATCGAAATAATGTTCGCCATCATTACCATTCTGTCCGATTATATCCATTCGTTTTTCAGCTTCTTCCCATGCATCTTTATCTAATGGTTTTTCTTTTTTTACAATAGGTGGTGGGGTAGGTTCTACTTCTTCTTCTCTCCTACCAACATATTTGTTTAAAGCAATTACCATTGCAATAGCCATTGGGTCAAACACAAATACAATCATTAGTGTGAACCAATTTACAATTACATCCATTGGTTTACCAGTAATCTTCGCCATATATCTAAGTGGTCCGATTTCTGCCGCCACTTCGTTGTTAGATTCTAAATCTAAAATCTGTAATTCTAATTTAGTAATCGAATCGGTTACAGTTTCCATCTTAATGGATACTCTGTTTCTTTGTTCCTTCATATCATCTAACTGAGAGTTAAGAACTCTACGAGTAGATGATGAGGTTGTGGTGATGATATTACCTAACGTA